AACCACTTGCCCGCCAGTACGGCACACCGGCCACATGATGGCGGCGACAGTATCCGCGCGTACCCGCTGAAGTCGGACTGGCCAACCATGCCGATTCGCTCCGCGCTGACTCCCGCTTGGGTGGTTTCATTGGCGGCGATGCGCGTCAGCGTGGCGGTGGCGGACGTGGTGGCAGTGGCCAGATCGGCGCCGGCGTCGCTGAGTACCTCCGCGCGCGTGATGGCGTAGCCGAGCACGTCCGTCAATGGCGCGCCCGCGCTCGATGTGCCCGCGAACGCTCGCGGCACCACCGTCGTGGGTGCGGTGTCCATGCCGTACCAGTCCGTCAGTGCGGCCAGATATGCGGCGGCCTGCACCGCTTGCGACAACTGGCCAGCCGCGAGCAGCCCAGCGGCGCGCACCAACTCGTCGCGAAACCCCGACGGGCCGGTGGCATTCCAGATGGCCAGCACCGCTTCCACAACCTGGCGAGTCGTGGACGATGAACGTCGATAGTGCGCCTGGGCTATCTGCTCAAGCGCCATTACCGGTCACCGACACCGGCTTTGGACCGAGCAGACTAGTGAAGTCGCCGGCCAGCACGCGATCCACAGCACGGGCATCGTCGGTTTCCATTACCGTGATCTCTTCGGCTGTGTAGCCCAAGTCCTGGCGCGCTTGGCGCAGACTGACCAGACCGGCCTGGCGCAGCTTGACCACCGCATCGGCCTTCTGCGCGATCGTCGGAGTGGCAGCGTCGCGCCACACCGTCTCGAGCGAGTCGATGCGATCGGGTAGTGAGCCGTCGGAGATCAGCAGTGCTAGCCGCATCACTTGTTCCCACGCTTCACCGAATGCACGTTGCCGCCGCTCGGCGCGCTTGACCAGCCGGGTTTCCGCCGAGCGGATCGCATCCGCCGACGTCGGGTTTGTGTCGGAGTAGCCCAAGAAGTGCGGCGGTAGTCCCGCCAGTGACGCGACCATGCGAGCCAGCGTGTTCAGCGTTTGATGGAAGTTCGATAGATCGGCCTCGCTGAACTGAGTCACCGACACCTCAGACGGCAGCGCGTCGATTGTCCACACGCGGCCCGCGATCTGCGCCCAGCGCGACAGCGGCCGGCCCTCGGAATCGAACTGGTCGTCCTCGCCCATGCCCACCACGACGCGCCGCGGCATAGCGTGAAACTCGGCGCTGATCATCATGTCGGTGGCGATCTTGCACGCCGCATCGGACAGCGGCACAACGTCGGCCAGCTCCGAGACGCCATCGGGACCAAGAATGCGGGCACGGTTGACCAGCGGCACCACCGGCACGACGCCGAGCTTGTGGTCGTCGCGCTCGTACTCGGCCCACTGGCCCGACCGGCCGCCGTACATCCACGACGTGTAGTCGGGGGTGTAGAGCGTCAGAAACTCGTTGTCGTCGTCGTCGGTCCAGCGCTTGATGGCAGCGGACACACGCCGGGTACGCGGGTCGCGTTCCGCCCAGACTTGCTGCGCGGACTCCACGGTGATCACCGGCGCACCGTCGGGACTGTCGGGGGCACCCACGATGATGTAACTGCGCCGCGACACCAGCGCGTCGATGTGGGCTTGCTGTGACTGCTCATCGAGCCCGTTGGCCTGCCAGATGTCCCACAGCCGTGACTGCACTTGCTGGTTGATCCGGAACCCTTCGATGTCCAGCCGCTCTTCTAGTGAATCGACCACCAGCCGCGGCCAGTTGACGACCACCGGATTGATCCGGCCCGCCATCTCGCGCAGCAACTCGGGAGCGACATACGTCAGTCCCTGGTTGCCTTCGTAGTAGCGCGACCACTTCGCTAGATCCGGCAGCTTGCGGATCAGTCGATCGCGCAACTCGTTGGCCATATGCAGCGGCTCATCGGGCATATTCGCGGCCATGCCGGACCCTCCTCTCGTTTGATTAGTAGACGACCATCCGCCGCGACCGTCGCCGCGGTAGTCCCTCGGTGCGGACGTCGCACGCGGCTTCATGTGCCAGTGCGTCGGCCATCACCGCGTCGATCTTTTGGTGGCTGTTGGGTTTGCCGATCACCATCCCGCCGGCACGCCGGACCCGGCGAGCGTTGGCGATATGGGACGCGGTGATCAGACAGTCATCGTGAGTCAGTCCGCCGGTGGCCACGTCGGTGCGCAGTCGCTCTAGCGCCGCAGCCATCTGCCGGGTGCGGTACGTCGCCCACGACACCACCCGCTTGTCGCCATGCTCGCTAGCCCACTGCTCGATCTCGGACTGCCACAGCTCGGGGTCGCAATACATGCGCACCACGCTGAACCGTGCGAACAGTTCCGCCACCGCCGCTTGCACTTCCGCACGCGGGATCTCCCCGCCGTAGTCGGCCGGATTCCAGATCGTGGGAGCCCCGTCGCTGAACGTCGGAGTGAACCCGTACAGCGCGCCGGTGTCGGGATCGAGCACGCGGCCGCGGATGGCCGTCCAGTCGTCCACCATCGAGCCGTCGAATCCCAGACACACCACGGCGCCGTCCGGCACGGCCGACACAGCCGCCGCGCTATTCCACGCGTCCAGATCGAAGAACGCGTCGGACACGGCGACCACGCGGTTGAGATAGAACCGCTCCGCTTGCGCGGTGTCGCCCTTGGCGATCAACTCTTCAATCTCGGCGTCGATGCGATCCAGGCTCACCCAGCCGCCGCGATCTTCACATGAGTCGCCATAGACGTGGCGCAGCACTTTGCGCCGCTCCCGCTTGTTGCGCACCGACCCCGCCGGCGGCTGTGGGTAGTCCACAAACACGTCGGCTAGTCCGGCCTCGGCGGTGCGTTGCGCGTCGGACTCTTCGGCCGGATCCCACGCGTTGGTGGTGGCCACGCTGCGGCCCTTCATACCGGCCAGGTTGCGGCGCTGGGTGTCGGCTAGTTGCCAACCGCCGTTGTGCTTCAGCCATGAGTGCGGCTCGTCGTGGACGGCGAACGTGATGCGCTGGCCCAATCGGCTACGACCCTCGGCCGTCACCGGCTCAATGAACCCGCCGCCGGACAAGTTGATACGCGTGAGCCCGGTATCGGGGATCACGTCGGCTAGTGGACCCTCTTGGATCATCGGCAGTAGTGCTCGGTACACGTTGGCGACTTGGTCTTCGCTACTGGCAGCCAACTGGATCCACGGGGTTGCCCACGGTTTACCGACCGGCTCGCCATCGGCGTCCCACCCGGCGAACGTCACCGGGCCGACCGCTTCGGCGCAGACCATCGCCGCCGATAGTGGACCTTTTCCGTGCTTCTGTGGACGGACGAACATGGAGCGGCGAAACTGCCAAGCGTCCCCAGCTCGGGACTGCACCGCGTCGGGACGTAGACGGTAGTGCCACAGCAAGAACCGCAGTTGCTCCGGCGTGAGTCGGAACGGATCCCCCGCGTTGTCGCCATCCGGAATCACGCAGTGCGCTTCGATCCAGTCCGCGACTTCGTACCCAAGCGTCGGAAACTCGCCCCGGTACTCAGCCCCGCGCCACGACATCGGGATCCACGGCCTTGAGTCGCTGCCGGGTGGACTTCGGTGTCGCGGCTCGATGCTGCCGCGCGTCCGCCACGTCGTCGGAGTCGTCGATCTCCCACCGCAACCGCAGCATCGCCGCGGGCGTGAGCCCTAGCCGATCTTCCAACTGGCGGACTTCGGCGAGCAGCGCCGCTGATGGTGCGTCCATCTCCGATTCCGTGGTGCGCAGCAGTCGCACATACCGAGCCACCACGCGCGTCCAGTTATTCAACTCCCACGCAGCGGCGGCCGGGGTGGCCCACAGTTGAGCCCACAAACCCGCATCGGCTTTCGTCATCTTCCCGGCGTACGGCCACGCCGGCGGCGGACCCTGGCGGCCCGCCTTGGGCAGTTTCAACGTGTTGGCGATCGGCGCATTACGGCGCCGCCGCTGATCGGCCGGTTTCGGCAATGGGGGCATGGCTACTCCAAGCGTCGCGCTTCGGTGTTACCCGTGAGCCGTCGCGGCTACGGGGAGTGTTGTGACTTCACGATCCGTACGCACCGCCAGCGTCCTACCACTCGGTCCGCCGTGCGCCCGCCGTTGGGGTTATCCCCCCGGTCGGTCGGCGTTCCAGCCGCCGGGTTGATCTCGTGCGGTTCGCTGGGAGTGGTGGGAGTGGCAGTAGCTGCGCAGATTGCCCGGATCGTGACCGTGGGGGCCGAGTGGTCCGAGTCCGTCGATGTGGTCGACGTCGGTGGCGAGTCGTTGACAGTCCGGCTCACTGCACACCGGGTTCGCGGCCAGATGGCGCCGGCGAGTGGCTTGCCACTTGCGGCCGTATCCGCGTCGGTGAGCACTGCCGCGCTGGCGTTCCGCGTTGCGCTCGTGATCGGCGCATCGTCCACCGTCGGTGAGTTGGGGACATCCGGGGACGCTACAGACTCGCTTGGCCATGGTGATCGCCCTTGCCGATGGTGCTGCGGATGTCGGCGTGGCTCAATATCCCGCAGTGACCAAGGGGGATTTGGTGGGTGATGGGGGTTGGCCGTGTGCCGACATCCGCAGACTGGGAAGTCCGGGGTGCTGTCCGCATTTGGACGCACTTCTCCGGACTTGGGTGCAGTGTGTCGCTTCGACTACTCGCTGTCAAGAGTCCGTGACGGGCGTGTCGGGTTCCGCCGAGAGTGCCATCATCGCGGCCAGGATCTCTTCACCGCTGACGTGGTACGTCACCGTCAACGACGGCACTGCCGTAGCGGTGATGTCCAACTGGATGCGACTCGTGCGCTCGGGGTTGATGCCGAGTGCGGTGGCCAGTGCCGCGCCGAAGTTGACGCCCTGCTGCTCGGTGGTGTCGTCGGTGGTGGTGTCGTTGTCGCTCATGCTTGCGCCTTTCGTAGTTCTTCTTGCTGCTGATGAAGCCACACCACGGCGTCGGTCCACTCGTCCCCGCACGCTGAGCACGCGGCGATGATGCCGCTAGCTCGTCCGGTCCAGTAGATCGGCCCGCCGCATTCGTCGTCGTTTTGTGGATCCGGGTGCGGTTGTTGGCAGTGGGCGACCACGTGACGGTGCTCGCCGGCCAACCGACGCAGATACCCGTGGAGTCGCTGTAAGCCGCTGTAAGCGACTAACGGGTGTGGGTGGTCACTCAGTGCCGGGTAGTGGATACCGAGCAGCGACAGGGCTGCTGTAGCCCCGGCAACGGGGGTCAGATGACGGATGGTGGCGATCCAGTTGGCGATGCCGGTCAGGATGCTGGTCGCGTTGGGGATGTCAGCGTCGATGGTGTGCGGGTCGGTGAGTGCCAGGACGTCTAGTCGGATCGGTGGCGTGGAGTTGAACCCGCCGCCGTTGCCACCGCTGCGTGCCGTGGTCGTCAGATCATCGAGCGAATCCCACAGCCGTGCGATGTCGGTGATCGTGGCATGGATCTGCTGGCTGTGGCCGTGGCAGATCGTGGCGGGCGGATGCACTTCGGTGGCGTGTCCGCGATGCGGCAGCGGACACAGGTGGCGGATCTCGATGGTGTCACTCATGTCAGATCTTCATTCCCTTGGCGATGTTGGCGACTACTGCACTGAGATGTCCGGCCGTGCGTGTGTCCACAGGTGACGCGCTGGCCGGGCTTTCCGATGGCCTAGTTCTCTGAGGATTAGTTCTGGGTGACTCTGTGACACCCCCCAGGGAGTGACTCTGTGACACCCCCCGGTGAATCTGTGACACCACCCCTAGTGACTCTGTGACACCACCCCCCGTCGATTCCGGCCGGTTATCCACAGGCGCGGACAGCATGTAGGAGTGGGACTGAGTGCCGTGTTTGTTGGACCTGCCGGCGACCATGAGCCACCCGGAATCCGACAGCACGGCGATGTGTCTGATCACGCTGCGGCGATCCAGTCCTGCGCGTCGGGCGATGGTCGCAAACGACGGATAGCAGTGGCCGTCCTTGTCTGCGAACGTGGCCACGGTGTGGGCCACGAGCCGTGTCGTCGGTGGTAGGTCCGACTCCACGAGCCGCCCTATCCAGTCCCACCGCCTCACAGTCCACGCACCGCGCATCCATCGCGCCAGCCGATGTGCCGCTCATCGAAGCATCGACTGAGGATCCGCCACGCCTCGTCCTGCGCGTCGTCGTCCAGTGCAGCGGCGAGCGCGCGGCGAATGCACCCGCAGCGATCATCGCCGTCGTGAACCTCCATCAACTGCCGCTCGCAGCCGTCCCAACCGTCTCCGAATGTCCCGATCTTCATCCCTCCCCCTTCTTCTTGGGCGTGTAGTGCCACGCCATGTAGTGCTCGTCCCACCCGGTCACCCCGCCGTAGCCGACGGTCTGGCACAGCAGGCAATGCCA